GACTACTGGTAGTGTTAAGCCCATTGCTGGTGTTGCCATGAAACCTCCTAAAACACGTATATCTTAGCCGAAGACATTCGCCCGTTGGCTATCACTTTTAAAAATTTGCTTTTATCTGGTGACGGTCTTTCTACGAGAGCAAAGCCAAATGAATAGTCTGACGCGACCTCATATGATGCCCACACGGCCAAAACCTGATTTGCTGCTGTTGGCCAGTTCGATGATGTATTGAAATTGTGATAAACCACAAAACGATTGTTAGTATAGTCAATAAGCATCTCAGTGGCTTCGCCTGAACTACCACCAGAATCGTTTTTATAAGTAACTAATGGCACCGCTGTTGCTCCTGTGCCAGCGTCCATGGGAACCGGGGGTGAGATAAAAATTCTGGGATCTGCCGCCCCACCCGTGGTGATTTGTAAATAAAGATGAACATCGCAAGTATCGCCTACAATTCGATAATCGGCATGATAAGCGTTCGTCAGCGTTGCAGTCATTCCCCCGCCAGCTGATACGGTTGGAGTAAATGGAGTGAAGCTAAAAGCATTTTCTGTCGTTGTTCCGGTCGAACACAAAACGTATCCGCGATAATCACGGCCTAGTTTGTGCTCGATAAGATTTTCTCCGGAATTTAACTCAAGATTTTCGAGAAGCACTCCATCCAATAAAGGGTTAGTTATAAAAGGCTGAAGCGCCTCTCGAACGTTATCTTGAACGCCCTGCAAACTCGGAAGCTTAGGATCGTTGATCTTTTTAAAGTTCGAGATCATCAGTAGAACCTAAATTCTGTTCCTTGTTCAAATTCAATTCGTCGTGTGTCTGCAATTCGTGGTGAAAATGCCGCGTCTCTATTCCCAGCAGCTTCTTCAATTCTCTTAATCAAATACGCTTTTCGATTCATGAGAGCTGCCGTGTTTGACTCTTCTTTCTCCAAACATTTTATTGCCGCATCAACGATCACGTATTCTTCCCAACCACTGTATCCATCAAAAAGGTCTGAATCGCTTGTTAGATAGGTCGGCAAGGGTGCAAACCAAATTCGAATGTTTTCTGAGCTTGTAGGCATGGGAACAAAACGAATGCTGTTTCCTTGGATCTTATATCTCAAATAAGCCGCACCAAAAACGCCTCGATAAAGAGCTGTCGTGTATTGGTTACGCTCTGAAAACTCAAATCGTTTAAGTGTTGAGTATTCACCGTTTTGTAACTGAAGGTCTACGCCAATCAATTTATAAAAAGTTGCTGGAAGTGCATAAGTGTCAGTGTTTGCAACTAACGGAAAGCTTGTGCTGAGTAGAAAATAATCGTTCCCAAACTTCTGAACGAGAAGATCATAAAGCTCTGCAATACTCGTATTAATGAAGTTCTGAAGCTCACTATCAGCAATAAATTTTGAGTTCTGCATGTCAGCACGCTGTCTGACTTGTGTTTTTAAAGAACCCAGTGTGATCGTTGCCATTATTCCTCCAAAAGAAGCGGGGGGTTAAAAACCCCCCGTCGCCCTTTAGCTTTCGCCCTCTTCTTCGCCTTCGTCTTCCATCTCGGAGCCTTGTGAGCACATCGAGATGAAATTCTGGAGGTACTCTCCAAACTTCTCAGGATCTTCAGACTTAATCGCCTTAAGAATCATTTTCGCTTGGGATAGTACCGCTTCTTTGTAAGCATCAACTTCTTCCGGTGCCTCTTTCGGTTTCATTTCGATGGGCTTTGGTTCCTTCATTTTCTGAAGGATTTCCATCGCCACCGAAGACTTAGGAGACTCCATCTTCTTTGAGCTTACAATAATTGCCGCAAGTTTTTTAGGGCCGCCCATGAGCATCATGGTCCACCTCCAACTTACGGGTTAATCGTCGAGTTTTTGAACACAAGCAAGACGTTCACAGTAGCAGCATCCGTTGTCGGATCTGTTGCCGTAGCGCCTGTCAAATTTACGAAGTCGATTTGCTTAGAAGCAAGGTTGACTGCTGAAATTTGAGGCACAAGGTCTTGCGCTGTGGTTTTTTGAACAGTGAGGTTAGCTGAAAGCAATTCAGGCCACGCATCTGCCAAAGTGATTCGGTAAGCTCCAGTCCCCGTTCTCGCAACAGAAGCGCCCAAAATGGAGCTTGAAGATACTCCAGTTGTGCCTGTTGCAATGACGACTTGGCCGGCTAACACGCTCACTTTGTAGTCGAGAGCCTGCATATTTTTCATGTTTCGATCTGCCATTTTATTCTCTCCTTAAAAACCTAAGGGGCCGAAGCCCCGTTAGGTGATGATTCATTAGCTAGCCAAAGATACACGAGCATTATAGCCGGGAGCTGAGCAACCCAACTGAGCATAATAGCCCACTCGAACTTCGACTGCATCTGAGCTGGCTTCTCTAAGCATTTTGTTTCCATCGGAATCCAAAATACGAGGAGCATCGCCCAAGGAGTAGAGACCCCAGGTATCCATTTGAATAAAGTAAGCAACTGCCGCAGGACAGTTTTGATCACCAATACAAATGACAGGCTTTTTGTTTCCATCGATCATGACGCCTTTGAACGAAAGCTTAGCTTCGTATCCAGCATCCACATCAACGTACTGAACTTTAGAACCCAAAGCTTTTTTCAAGTTTGAAAGGTTCGCAAAGCTCATAAAGCAATAGTCAGGGCTTCCGCCTTCTCTTTCAAGAAGTGAGAGACCATCGACAAGAGCTTCTTCAATCGGCTGGCTGGCACCATCATTATAACGAACGCCACCCAATCGAGTGCTGTCCGCGGTTCGGTCAACGCCAAAGAATGAGGTTGAAGTCACGGAGGAAGGCAACCAAGCATCCAGACCTTTCACTTTCGCATTCAAGTCACCTTGGACGAAAATGTAGTCAGCAGCGGTCAACCCCGTAATGGTGTTCAAGTTAGCAGAAACAACCATCGAACCAGCGGATCGGTTAACGCTGTTAACAGTCAAAGGACCACCAGCTCGGGTTGCAGACAAGTCACCTGTGAAGTTGATTTTCATTCCAACTTCAAAGTTAACGATGTCTTGAGCCGTAGCGAGTGTCAAAGTTGTACCAGTAACGGTGGCGTTAATACGGCCAATCGCACCGGATCCATCTCGGAACAAGGCAGTTGCCAAAGATCGAGTAGCGGCTTGAATAGCGCCATCGACTTCAACAGTTACGGCCTTCATGAAAGCGCCACGATCGTTTTGTGAGGCTTCCAGAGTTTCGTTATCAATCGAGGCCAAAGAATAATCTTTGTCACGAGTGATGGTAAATCCCTTGAGTTTGGATTCGTTTTTATTTGATTGAGCGGTTGCGAAAGCAGCTGATCGACCTGTGGGGTTACCATAGATCACTGGAATCGGCATATTAGAACCGACGAAATCGGTGTATTTTGGAAGCAGGGCCAACATCGGATTATTCTTATAAACAAGATTCTGCATGAAGCCCTTGGTGTAATACTGCTTCAGCGCTGGGGCGAAGCTTGTAAGATCTAGTGCCATTTTAAAACTCCTAAATTAAGTATTGAATCTAAGCAGAGCTGCGGCTTCTTTGAGACGCTCTTCTCTGGTCAACTCGCGATCCATTCGCGGTGACGATTCGGTTTTGTTTGTTAGTGTGACCCGCGGTTGTGTAGGTTCTGCCTTTGCGGGAGGTTCTTCAGCCTTAGTTTCAATAATAAATTTAGAGGCCAGTTTTGATTTATACTTATTAGTACGGGTGAGGCGAACTGCATCGTCCTCTACCTTTTTTTCGAGGTATGTTTCAACCAAGTCGGACGCTTCTTTTACTGAAAGAATGCGACCGGTCTGATTATAATGCTCCTCAATAGTATCGTAAACTAAATCTGTGCTTTGAAAAGATTTACAAAGCTCATGTTCATTTGAAGTGTCTAAAAATGAACCAATCTCAGTTTTGAAAGAATGAACAGCGTACTCTTCTTGTGCTTTGCGTTGTTCAGCTTCTTTTTCTTCATTCGTTTTGCGATAGCTGCCTAACTCGTTTTTGAGCGTTTCCAATTCAGTTTGGAGAGCAAGCAACCGATCGTTTTCGCGATCACCTGAAAGGGCTTGAGCCGTAAGATCTTCAAATGAGATTCCTTCCTGCTTAAGCTGAGATAAGGGAGATTTTTTAAGTCCATCTTTCCATTGTTTGAGGGCTTCGTTTTCTCTTCGGATTTGCTCAAGCTCATCTTTAATGGCTTTTTGGGCGGATTTTTCCTCTTGAAGCTTTCGTTCTTTTTTTGCCAGCCAGTTAAGTTTTTTGGTGAACTCGTCATCTTTTGGTAGTTCTTCTTTGGCTTCGGGTTTTGCGGCTTCATTCGGTGTCCCCTCCTGAACAGGTGTTTCGGTGGTTTCCGTTTTGGTTTCGGTTGTTTCTAGGGTTTGCGAAGTTTCGGACATGGTTCCTCCTTATTGTTAAACTGTGGGCAATGGCAGCATTTCACTAACGGGAGCAGCTTCCGGTACACCTAAGGGCTGAGGCATGGGTGCGGGCAGCTGCATCGACTGCAGCATGGCTGAGGCCTCTTCAATCCATCGGCGAAGCAATTCAAGTCGCTCCTCGGGCACTTTATTGAGCTTGGCGCGAAGATAAGCACTTTGGCATTTGCCGATTCCATATTCGAGATTTTGAAGAGGTTCAGGCGGCTGATAGATGCCCTTTTTCACGATGTTGTCGATTGTGGACATGATGTCCTCAACTGCTGCATTGGCTAGTGACATGGTGGTTTCAAGATCTGGGAAGTCGAGCAACTTAAGGCCGTCTTCTCTTGAAATAAAACCAGCTTGTAAGAGCTCTTGAACATCGGCTAGCCGTCCGGCGGGAGTTTGTGAAAGTGAAGATGTCGGGAAGAGCCGCATGATGTATGAGTCTTCGTCGAGATCGACTTCTTTCCAATCAATTTGCTCAATACCCTTTCGATTCGGCACTTTGATTTTCAGTGAGCCGTACTCATCCGCAATCTCTCGAGAGAGGTTAATCATCTGCCGAGCGGCGTCTAAGTACATATTTTCGTAAGCCTGAGCCTTCAAAATAAAGCGCTCAGTTTCGAGATCGTTATAAATTCGAAGGGCTTTGCCTGAATCTAGACCTGCCGGTTTAAGAGCTTGAGCACTGAGTTGAGAGATTCCGGCAATTTCAAAGGCTCGATTGTAAAGCCGATCAAGCTGCGCATAGAGATCTGGTGGGATGGCTTGCAGGAAGTCATAAACAGGTTTAGTGCCTGAGAATTCTACAATGCCACCAATGTCATTGTTTAAATGTGAATAAACAACTTTAGCGCCTTTTTCGACAAAGAGTTTTGGAACAGTTAGTCGAAGGATCTGTTGAATGGTTCTAAGGATTCGATTGATTTCAACCTGAATGCCCGTCAACTCTTCAGCCAAGGATTGACCACGAGCCCCAAACAAAGGAGCTGACCACTGGAATTTCACAAAAGGAAAATAGTCATACTTCCAGTCATCTTCGACAAGCACACCGTTAGGAATCACGATAGCGTGCTTTCCAAGAGCATTCTTTGAGGCGAGTTTCCACGCTTCAATCACTTGGATTTGATCTGACAAACTTTGAGTAACTCCGTAGCGAACTTCGGCATCGGGAGCGTTCAAAATCAGATTCTTTTTGGATGGAAACATATCAACCAGCACATCTCGGGGATAATACTTCAGCTGATACAAATTCGAGTATTTGCCGTAGTAGGCTTCAATATCATCAAAGAAGAGCTCTTGGTTGTGAACTCGCTCAATCTTAATGTCCCTCTCTTCTCGAAAGATCTTTGCAAAACCACCGGTGTTAAAGATGCAACCATCTCGAAACACCA